TAGAAACTACAGGATATACATTTATTTCTATCTGGCAAGCAAATGGTGTTCTTTATGGTGCAAAGGTAAATGCATAATGTTTTTAGCAAATCATAAAGCCATGATAAGTTCGAAAGGTGCCCCTGCATCTTATTATGTTGGTACTGTAGATGATACCAGTGATTTAGGTGTATATACTTTTAGTTCTGCTGATATTGGAACTGCTCACTCAACACGATTAGTAGTCGTAGCTGTAATGATACGGGGTACTGGTTGGATGTCCAGTGCCACTGTAACTATTGGAGGTGATGCAGCGTCGGAAACCGTTCAAGTGGTTGATGCCTATCGGTCCGGGGCATCAATTCATCAATTGGAAGTTGCAAGCGGTACTACAGCCGATATCGTTGTAACACCTAGTGGCACTGGGGCAGGTTGTGCTGTGTCCGTTCATGCCCTTTATGACTTGGCTTCATCAACTGCAAAAGATACTGATACTGATGTTCGCAGCAACGTTGATGATTGGAAATGTTTAACAGAAATCGGTGTAGATTCTGGAGATTACGTTGTGACTTGTTTCACATGTAATGCCAACCAACAGGTCAATTGGACGAAAAATGCATCTGGAAAAGAAGATTATGATGAAAGCATTACAGGTGGCCGAGAATCAACAGCGTCTTCTACCACTACATCTACAGATTCAACATATGATATACAAAGTGAAAGCGGCGATACTGGGCAGGGTGCCCAAGTAACAGCCTCATGGGCATAAAAGGAAATTAACATGCCAAGATACGTAAAAATAACCGATAACATTCCAACCATAATACGGTTTAATGATTTAAGGAAGGAAAATCCTAATGTATCCTTTCCTGTAAATCCACCAGATGCAATATTATCCACATATGATGTGTATCCGGTTACCGAAACTTCTAGGCCTTCCTATGATACAGATACTCAAATTCTGGCAAAGGGGCCAATTGAAGAAGTTGACGGTGTGTGGACCCAAACTTGGACAATTACAGATAAGACCCAATCGCAACTAGATACCGAAATGCAAACTCGTAAGGATAATGCAACAGAATCAATGGACAGACCTGAAAGTTTCCAAAAGGTTCTACTCAAGATTTCATTCCTTCAAGAGAATAAAATTAGAGTGCTTCAAGGTAAATCAGAAATTACTGCTGAACAATTTAAAAATTGGGTTCAAGGTCAATTATAAGGAAATGATGTGATGCTAAATTATCAAAAAACATTAATCAGCGCCAAATACGGATTTGAATTAAAAGATTCAGTGACATTTTCTAATGACGAAGATAATCTTGCACTAGACCTTGATACTATGGGCCTCAATTATAGTGTAGGGGATTTGGTATTATTGGCCACCTGCACCAACGGTTATGGCGATGGTGATTGGTCTTGGGTCACAACAGGCACTAATATAGATATTCATCCGGATGATGATTGTGACTTTACTCAATATGATTATCCCGGAGGATTTATAGGGTCATCTATTATAGAATCAGGTAAAAGTACATTTACTACAACTGATGTTGATGGCTGGGCAGCGCTTTCAGGTATTATTGCTATTTTTAGCAACGCGACCTTTGAATCTTGGTCCGGTGTTAGCTCGGGTAATCGAGATAATCCTCAGCCCCCTGGACATTCAGTTGTTGAGGGGGATATATTGATTGCTGCTGGATTTCTTGATGATGATGCAGTGGATATGACAGCTCCTTCAGGTTATACTTTAATCAAATCCAACAATCACACTTTCGACCTTCCCGGGCCGCACCCGGCAAGGTCTAGTTCTATTGCCTTAGCATACAAAGTCATAACATCGACTGGTACTGAGTTCCCCGGAGAATTCGGCGGGCCCGGGAATGACGAATGGGCAGGTGTGGCTTATAATTTAAGGGAAGCGTAATAAACATGGGTGCATAACCAGTTGTAAACCCGGTTCTTATAAATAGTAAAAAACAAAAAGGAACATTGAATGGCAACCCCCAACTCACGGCAAAATTTGATTGATTATTGCCTCCGAGCATTAGGTGAGCCTGTATTAGAAGTGAATGTTGACCCCGACCAAATCGAGGACCGGGTGGACGAAGCATTACAATATTGGCAAGAATATCATTCCGAAGCTACATATAAAACATATGTCTCTCATTTGGTGGGTGATTCCGATGTGTCAAATCAATACGTTGATTTAGATTCCGATGTTCTCTGGGTAAACAGATTGTTCCGGGTTTCAACCGGGTCCACGGGCGCGGGTATGTTTGATATCAAATACCAGTTCATTCTAAATGATGTTGCTAATATGGGGTCCTTTATGGGCGACCTGGCATACTATGTTCAGTTGAAACAATACATGGAAATCCTTGACCAAACCCTAAACGGAACACCTCAAACCATATTCTCGCGCAAAATGAACCGCCTGTATATCATGGGGGACTTTGTTGATACAGATATTCAATCCGGAGATTATATCGTATATGAGGCAATGAAAACGATTGATGTTGCGACCCATACTTCCGCATTCAATGATATGTGGTTGAAAAGATACACCACTGCATTGATAAAACGACAATGGGGGCAAAATTTGAGTAAATTCGAGGGTATGCAATTACCTGGTGGAGTCATGTTGAATGGTCGTCAGTTGCTTGATGATGCTAATTCCGAAATTGAAATATTACAAGAAAAAATCCGTATGGAACATGAGTTCCCCGTGGACTTCTATGTAGGATAAACAGACATGGCAACAAACCCATACTTTGACCAAGCAGTCAAAACAGAACAAAAGCTATATGAGGATATAGTGGTTGAGTCTATTCAGTGGTACGGCCAGAATGTATATTATCTGCCCCGGGATGTTATTCGTGAAGATTCTATCCTAGGAGATGATGTACCATCTCAGTTCAACTCTTCTTATGTTGTAGAAATGTATCCCGAAAACATCGATGGATTCGATGGAGAAGGTGACCTCTATGCCAAATTCGGTGTGGAGATTCGGGATGCCGTGACCTTTGCTGTATCAAGATATCGTTGGTCACAAACCGTGGAAAGATATGATAACGAAATCAATTCGACCCGACCTCGGGAAGGTGACCTCATTTATCTTCCAATGTCAAAGTCCATGTTCGAAATAATGCATGTTGAGCATGAAGAGCCATTCTATCAACTGAAGAATCTTGCTGTATATAAACTGAGGTGTGAATTGTTTGAATACAATGACGAGCAATTTGATACTCAGGTCGAGGTCATTGATGATATCGAAAAAGACTTCGCATATCGTTGGGAACTCTTGTTGGATTCAGGCGGAGCAGGATATACCGTGGGCGAGAATGTGACACAAACTCTCACATCTGGTACAGTAATAACTGGTGAAGTTGTTCGCTGGGCAGATTCGGACCTTACCCTATGGGTCACCCATGTGGGTGCAGATGATTCTGCTGGTAATGGATACAACTTCCATGAGTTCACGACTGGAATCAATGTGGTGGGAGACTCCTCAGGTACAAGTATCAATGTCGCGACCGTGACTGAAAATAACACCATCCACGCAAATGAAGACAATGATGCATTTGACACCGACGCCTCGGATATGGATTTCCTTGACTTCTCAGAATCGAATCCATTTGGAGATCCAAGGTGAAAATGGATAATACATACACAAACATGAAACAGCATTCGAGAAAGTGTACTACCAAATGATGAATAATTTTTTTTATCACGAAAGAATACGAAAATCGGTGGCCATGTTTGGGTCATTGTTCAAGGAGATATATGTTCTCCGCAAGGATGCCAATGGTGATATCCGAAGTTCAATTCGGGTACCTTTATCGTATGCTCCCAAACAAAAATACTTGGACAGAATCCGAGAAAACACAAATCTGGATGACGATACAAAGGTAGCCATCAAGTTGCCTCGTATGGCATTTGAAATCATCAACTACAACTTCGACCCCGTGAGGCAAATCCAAAAGAACAACATAATAACACAATCTGGCACATCAAATACTAATAGAAGAAAAATCTATGCCCCGGTGCCATATACCATAAACTTCCAACTGAACATCTATGCGAAACTTCAGGAAGATGCCCTCCAGATTGTCGAACAAATCATTCCATATTTCGCGCCTCAATATACCCTTTCAATCAAACCATTCCCGGATTATGATATTGTTGAGGATGTGCCAATCACATTACAATCCATATCTTTCATGGATAATTACGAAGGAATGGTTGCTGACCGAAGAATAATCGTGTATACTTTGGACTTCGAAATGGCGGCGAACTTCTATGGTCCTACCGCACCAACACCAAATATTATCCGTAAGGTAATCAATAATCTGTATTTGATGAACGAAGGGCCTGCTGATTCAGATGTTCAGTTCTCGACCATCACGGTATTACCGAATCCTTTGAACGTATCACCTGATTCGGATTATGGATTCACGACAACCATTGTCGAAACAGTAGACAG